GACAAGACCGGCATGGCGAAGATTATCAGCAACTACGCCACCGACCTGCCCCGTGCTGATGTGAAGGGCAAGCCCACTACGGCCATCATCAAGTCCCTTGGCGACAGCTACGGCTACTCTGTTCAGGAGATGCGCGCTTCTGCTATGGCGGGCAAATCTCTGGATGCTCGCAAGGCTGAGTCTGCCCGCTACCAGATTGATTATCTGAACAACAAAATCGCATGGTGCGGCGATAAGGAAACCGGGCTTCAGGGCATTCTGTCCAAGGACAATGACATTCCTCTGTATGTTCCTGTCGCTGGTGTGTCCAAGTCCGTTAAGTGGAAGGACAAGACCGCTGATGAGATTCTGGCCGACATCAGCGGTATGCTGAAGCAGATGGCCCGCGTCACCAAGAAGGTCGAGAAGCCGGACACGCTGGCCCTGCCCTCTGAGGCATACATTGACATTCAGAATCGCCGCATTGATGGCACTGCCACCACCGTTCTGAAGTACATTCAGGACAACATCAAGGACATTCCGAATATCGTTTCCTGCCCGGAGCTGGACCCCGACAGCACCGACACCAACCCCTACGCTGCTGATTCCAACGGTCAGGGCGTTGCGCTGCTGTTCAAAAACGACGCCCGGAAGTTCAGCATCGAGAACCCGCTGTCGTTCATGCAGTACCCGGTCCAGCCGCAGGGTCTGGAGATGGTCGTGCCTTGCGAGGCCCGCACTGCTGGTGCTGTCATCTACTATCCGATGTCCCTGCTGATTGCCACGGGCATCTGCTAATCATCGCGGAGCTGCTGCACAAGAAGGTGTGGCAGCTCCCAATTTTTTATTATACGGAGGTCGCAAAATGAAGCTGAAAAACATCGGTAACAAAATCGTCAGCGTTGGCGAGGTAGTCATCCTTCCGGGCGAAACCAAAGAGGTTTCTGGCTATGATGAAAACTCCGCACTGGAATACCTCATTCGTCAGGGCAACCTGAGCATCGTTAAGGAACGCACCACTGTAAAGAAGGAGTAACCCATGGAAGATGCTGTAAAGATTTTCCGTATGGTTGCCACTGAGTTTGAGGCTCTGGACGATGACACAGTGAAATCATGGATTGACCTCACGGCACCGCTGATAAGCCAGAAAGTCTTCGGTAAGCTGTATGCTCAAGCTCTGGCCCTCCTGACGGCTCATCGCCTGAAGATGGCCGGGCAGGGCAACAACCAGTACGGAACCGTGGGCGATTCTCTGAGAATCGGCAGCTACACGGAGGGAAGCACCTCGATTAGCTTTAGCGTAAGTCAAGGCACGAATCTGACGGTTGATGCCGAGCTTGCACTGACGCAGTACGGTCTGGAATACCTAACTTTGCGGCGGCTGGTCGTAATTCCCATCCGTTCTGCAGGAGAATGCCGATGACTGGCGGATGGGACCGCCTGACGCCGGACGGCGAAAAATTCTTCCGGCAGTTGGAGGAGCTGGCCAACAAAGAAGTTTTCGTTGGCTTTCAGGCCGGGAAAGTTGTGGATGACCGAAATGTGGATATGGCACAAATTGCCATGTTCAACGAACTCGGTACATCTACGGCTCCATCTCGGCCTTTTTTGCGCAAGAGCGTAGATGAAAACGCCGACAAAATCAATCAGTTTTGCACAAACCAGTTAAAGACCATTTCGGCGGGCGGAACGGCAGAGCAGTGCTTGAAGCAGGTCGGTGTTTTTGGTGTTGGCATTGTGCAGGAAAAAATTGTGGACGGCGAATACATTCCCAATGCTCCATCTACCATCCGTAAGAAAAAATCGGACAAACCTCTGATTGACACTGGCAAAATGCGCCAGTCAGTCAAATATGTAATCCGCAAGAAAGGGGAGAAGTGATATGGGCATCGGGATTTTTCGCCGTGCTTTTGTTCTGCGCCGATTCGGTGAAGAACAAACCGTTGATGGATATGGCCGAGCTCCATATACAGACCAAGTTGTTTCGCTCAACGTCCAGCCGCTTTCTTCGGATGAACTTCAGGCATTGCCAGAGGGCGAGAGCCGGAACAAGCGGATGCGGGCATTCGGTGACACGGTTCTAACTCCGGCAGACCGTTCTGCAGGAACGCGGGGCGATTGGCTTTTCTATCAGGGAAACATGGACCCGGTGGGACACTGGTACGAGTGCGTAAGCTCTCAAGGATGGGACCACACCATGCTGAGCCATTGTTGCAGCGAATTTGCTCTGGTGTCCGAGGGCGAAGCAAAACGATTTTCAGCTCCTGAGCTCAAATCGGATGGGAAAGGCGGATACACCTTATGACCTTTGGAACGCTCAAAAAGCTGATTCGGCAGCTTACAGAGCTCTATTTCACTGGCGCAACCGTGCGCTATTCTGAGCAGAGCTTTACGCCGAAACCGAGTTCGCCTCTTGTTACCCTGACTTTTGGCTCTGTCAATAGACCACGAGACCCGCCCATGCGGTTTATTGATGGCCACCCTGTCAGCTATTACCCGGCATCCGTTCCTGTTCAAATCGACCTTTTCACAAATGGCCGTCAGGAAGAAACAGAGCCGGGTTTCACTCCGATTGTGGAGAATACCGCAGAAGAAGACCTGCTCTCGTTTTCGAGTTTTCTGAACTCTCCGTATGCAACGCAATGGTGCGACCACGAAAATATTTCCATTGTGATTCCGAATGAAGTTCGCGATTTGACGGGCCTTATTCATGATACGAATTATGAGTTTCGGGCATCATTCGAGATTTCGGTCTATTTTACGATGGAAGCAATCGGCTACACCGGGACGCTGGACCTGTCCAGAATCAAACCGGGCGAGCCCGAAACCATTGAGCCGGAATCCACCATGACACCAAGCGGCGGCGGAAACCCTGCGCTGGTCAAGGAGGAATCCGGCTATTTTACGAATGTTCAAATCAATGATAAGTCTGTTAAGGAGGACACAAAGATATGAGCATGGAACTCGACCGCATTTGTACGGTTGATATTTCGCTGGCAACCCCTATTTCTGACAATGCCAGCTTTGACAACATCCTCATCCTCGGCCCTGCTCCGGCAAAGCCCAAGGGCAGCATCGAGGCTGTTGCTGCATACAGCGGCTTGGACGAGCTCACCGCTCTCGGCGTGGTTGCCACTGGCGAAAACGCTGACCCGGTTGGTGTGGCTGCACGTGTGGCGTTTTCCCAGAGCCCCAAACCGCACGATGTTTACGTTGCCTTTCTCAGCGAGTCCGACAGCGGCGGCAACATTACGCCCGCCCTGACTGCCATCTCTTCCATTATGGAGCACGCGCTGGCTGTAAGCGGTTGGTACTGCGTCTGCCCTGTTGGTCTGGATGATGCAAAGGTCAAAGAGGTCATCCAGTGGACAGAAACCCAGAACAAGCTCTGCGGCTACATTGACGATGACCCTGAGAGTCCCATCGTTGAAGCGGGGCTGTATCTGCGCAGCTTTCCGTTCTTCCCGAAGGAAACCGCTGACCAGTCTGACGATGACATTCCTGCGGAGAATAAATACGGCGCGGCTGTTGCTGTTGCCGTAAAAGCGATGAACTATCATGCTGGCGAGGAAACGTGGGCTCTCATGCCTGTTTCCGGCATCTCTCCGGCCAAGCTGACCAGCGCATACATCAAGAAGTTGGAAGCGGCCAACTTCAGCTTCGTTATGAATGCTGCATCCAAGAACATCACGCAGGGCGGCAAGACCAACGGCGGCGAGTGGATTGATGTCATCCGCTTCCGTGACTGGCTCCAGAACGATATGCAGACCCGCATTGTGAACCTGCTGGTGGTCAATCCGAAGGTTGCCTACATCGACAACGGCATCGGCCTTGTCGAAAATCAGATGCTTGCATCCCTGAAAGACGGCCAGAAGTACGGTGGCATCGCTCCTACTGAGTACGATTCTGATGGCAACGAGATTCCGGGCTATACCACCTCTGTCCCGCTGGCCGCAGACATCAGCAGCACCCAGAAGGCATCTCGCAACCTGAAAGATTGCCGCTTCTCTGCCCGCCTTGCTGGTGCTATCCATGCAGTCGAGGTCAAGGGTTGCCTGACCAACGAGAACCTGTAAAGGAGGAAATCTAAATGGCTGATGCAATCAAAACGTATAACCCGAAAGAGGTCGTTGTTGCCTGTGGTACGCACATTGTCAGCGGTTATGCCGATGACAGCTTTATCAACATCGAACCGAACGGCGATGGTATCACCAAAAAGGTTGGCTGTGACGGAGAAATCGCTCGCTCGATTTCTCCTGACAACACCTACAAGGTGAAAATCACCCTGCTTCAGAACAGTGACAGCAATTCGTTCTTCTCCAATATTGCTGACTATGACCGTGCTACGGGCAACGGCCTTTTCCCGGTCCTTATCAAAGACCTGCGTGGCGGTCTGCTGTTTGCAACTGAGGCAGCGTGGGTCATCAAGAAGTCTCCCGCTACTCGTGGCAAGGAAACCAACAACCGCGAGTGGGAAATCGACACTGCATCTGCTGTCATGACTGAATAAGGAGGCTCACCATGAAACAGCTGGAACCCCGCGAAGTCAAGGTAGGGGAGAATATCTACTATATTCGCCCTCTCCCTGCATTTAAGGCCGCAAACCTGACTGGTGAGCTGGCGGCACTGGTGTTGCCGCTGGTGTCCGGTCTGGCCCCGCTCATCGCCGCCGTTGACCCCGACAAGGAAGATAACGGTCTGCTGGATATTGACGTTGAGGATGCCACGCCCGCCGTGGCCAGTGCGTTCGCGCAGCTGGATGGCGATAAGGTCGAGAAAATCCTCCGTCATCTTCTGCTCTCCGGCAACAATATTTCCATCGAAGTGCCGGGCGAAAAAGCGCGACTGCTGTCTGAAGACCTCGCCAACGAGGTGTTCTGCACCGATGTGCAGGATATGTTCATTCTGGCCTTTGAGGTCATCCGCACCAACTACAACGGTTTTTTCAAGAAGCTCGCCGCCCGATTTGGCAAAGTCGTAGAGGGTCTGAAGAAGAAGGCGGCAGCGCAGAACGCTACGGCGACCTCGACCTTAGCGGTTTCTCAGAGCTTGAGCTGAGAATGTACATCCTCATCAAAGCCCGTCTTGCATCCATGTGGGAACTGAAAAATTGCTACACGCTGGATGAGGCTCTGAAGCTCTACGCTCTATACCTCATGGAGCAGGATGTGGAGGCGGGCCGCGCTGAGGATATGGCAAAGGAGGTGAGGGCATCGGCATGACGATTCGTGATATCGGCATCCTGTTTGGCTACAAAATTGATGAGTCCTCAGAGCGAAAGGTAGAGGGAAGCATCAAATCGCTGAAGTCGATGGCCTCAAAAGCTCTTGGAGCCATCGGCATAACGCTCTCCGTTGCCGGAGTAAAATCCGCAATCGACAGCTTTGTGGAAGTCGCCTCCTCAGTTGAGGAAATGCAGAATAAATTTGATGTTGTCTTTGGTGAAACCAGCGATGAGGTCAACCAGTGGGCGCAGGACTACTCAGACGCGATAGGTCGCAACAAGGATGACATCAAGGCATATCTGGCCGACCAGCAGAATTTGTTGGTCGGCTTTGGTATGACCCGCGAAGCTGGTGCGCAACTGTCCGAACAGATGACCACGCTGGCTCTTGATTTGGCCTCTTTCGGAAATCTGGATGAAACGGCCTCTGTGAATAACATGACGAAAGCTGTCATGGGTGAATCTGAGGCCGTAAAGTCTTTGGGAGCCGTCCTGAACGATTCCACCAGAGCACAGGCGATGGCCACTCTTGGCCTGAGCGGGACTTATGATAAACTTGACCAGCTGACTAAAATGCAGGTCAACTATCAGGCGATTCTGTCCCAAAGCTCGGACGCTATCGGTGACTGCCAGCGCAGCCTCGAATCCTATGAGAGCACCAAGAAACGCTATATAGCCAAGCTGAAAGAGATAAAGACCATTATTGGCCAATTTTTTCTGCCGACCTATCAAAAAACTCTGAGTTTTGGCGCACGTGGGCTTACGATGGTCCGTGACTGGCTCCAGAAACTCACAGAACTGACGGATAAATTGGGCGGCTCTCAGCGTGTCATCGCCGTTGTCGCTGGCGCACTAGCTGCGATGTTCGTGGTTATGAACATCCAGAAAATCACAGCAGTAGCCAGCGGGTTTATGAAGCTGGCAAGGGCGTTGAACCTTGGAGCTGGGAAGGCTCTGCTGTTCTTTGGCATCTTTCTGATGCTGGCTCTGGCGGTTGATGATTTCATCGCGTTCATGCGCGGTGATAATAGCTTGCTGGGAACCATGCTCGAAAGAGCTGGTGTGGACTGCGACAAGCTGCGCGAAAACATCATCGGAACATGGAACAAAATCAAAGAGGCCATTGGCTACATAGCTGATGGAATCCGAAATGTTGTAGTTCCAATATTCGAGGGCATCCGCTCAGCCATCGGTGTGGCATTCGATGCGATTCAGGAAAAAGTCAATCAGGTGGCTCCCGGCATTGCTCAGTTCTTCAAGGAACTGTCGAGCGGGAAGGTTGACAAGAAAAAATGGACGGACATCGGTGAGTCCATCGGCAGAATTGCCGTGGGCGTGGTGGCTGTCATCGCTGCCGTAAAAGGTATCTCGGCCATCATCAGCATCATACTGACCGTTATTTCGGTTGTGAAAACGGTCATCGCAGTGCTGAAACTGGGTTTTGTCATCGTCAAGAGCATCATCGTGGTTATCAAGGTGGCCGCTGCGGTCATCTCGATTCTGGCCGGGGCATTTGGACCAGTCATCGCCGCCATCGCTGCGGCGATTGCCATTGGCATTCTCCTCTGGAAAAACTGGGACCAAATCAAAGAAGCCGCCCTGAATTTGCTGTCCGGCATCAAATCCACCATCGGGAAAATTCGCAATGTAATCATACAGGGTTTTCAGGATGCGATAGACTGGATAAAAGCACTACCCGCGCAAGCCGTTCAGTGGGGCGCAGATATCATTGACGGCATAGTTTCGGGCATTACCTCTGCGGTTGGAAAAATCGGAAAAGCGGCCAGCAACGTGGCATCGAAAATCCGTTCTTTCCTCGGCTTCTCTGAGCCAGAAGACGGCCCCCTGAGTGACTTCCACACCTATATGCCCGACATGATTGACCTCATGGTCAAGGGCATTGCATCCGGCAAGCGCAAGGTTTCCGATGCGCTGCGGGATATCACAGGCGATATGTCACTCACTGTGCAGTCAGCTACTCAGCCGGAAGAACCTGAACAGGGGAACACTGTCCCGGCGATTCCGACTAATGCTGTTCAGCAGCCTAGCACGGTCACCTATGTGCAGCCGCAGACCACGCAAGTTGTTGAGCAGAAAGCAGAGCCCACCACGGTGCAGGTCGGTTGGCCGGAAGACAAAAAAGAATCCCCTCAGCCCAAGACTGATACAGGAATCCGAAAAGTAATCTCCAATCTGGCGGACCTCGCGGTCAAGGGCATTGCATCCGGCAAGCGCAAGGTTTCCGATGCGCTGCGGGATATCATCGGACGGCTATCCGGCCCGGAACCCGCTGACACCGGAGAGGAAAACAATGAGGGGGACTTCCCGGAATTTCCGCCGTTCCCCTCCATAAACTTCCCTGACTGGCCAAAACAGCCGGAGCCGACACCGATTAACTGGCCAGAAGATAGCCGCAAATCAACTCAGCCTCAGAGCCCGAACATTTCACTTGGTGGAATCGTTTCGGGCATCGTTGGCGGTGTTGCAAAGGCGGTAGCGGCAGGGAAACGCTCTGTTGCTGAAAACCCGGAATCTGGGGCGTATCTCCAAACGGCACTCTCTGGAATCCGGGCTATTGTCGGAAACACCCCTACCACAGAGAAAACCAGCTCTGTGCTGCCGGGTACTGCAAAGAACATCACGAACAGCACCAATACCGTAAGAAAGAGCATCGTTCAAAACGTCAATATCAATAACCAGTTCAACGGTGACCGGGCCGGACAGCAAAAGAGCTCGAAGGCAATGGATAAGGCGGCAGCTGATACCACCGGGGAGCTGGCGCGGGCGTTGGCGTTTGCAAAGTAGGTGAAAGATTATGGCAAGAGCAAAACAGCCTGTCAGCGTTGGCGGCATTGAGTTTGATGCCCTGCTGGAATCTGAGGAGGGATATGAGGCCGATGTGCCTGAGTACCCGACAGAGGCTGGGTTTAATGTCACAGACGCCATCATCCTGAAAGCCGACACGCTGACGATGACCCTTTTTGTGACCGATACCCCTGTGACATGGAGAAACCGAACTGGCTCCTACAGGGGCAAAACTGAAGCTGTTGTGAAACGGCTGAAGAGCCTGTACTTCGCAAAGGTTCCAGTTGAAGTGATTACCTCGGATGCGGTCTATACCAACATGGCCATCTCTAACCTGAACATCAAAAAAACGGCGGAGGTTGGCTACGCCCGCGAGATTCCGATTACATTCAAGAAAATCACGGTCACGGCATCGGCCACAACTCAGATACCAGACAGCTACGGAAAATCTGGCTCAACCGGGAAATCGGCTGGAACAGCAAGCACCAAGGCGGCGAGTACAACCGCTTCGGCGGCTGGCTCTAGCTCCAGCAGGTCCGGCTCTGGCAGTAAATCCGGTGGTGGCTCTGTTCTCTACAATGCTGCAAGCAGCTTCGGGCTACTCTGAAAGGAGTGTGCATGGATTACACCGTCATTGAAGTTCCAGATATGAACGACAGTGTTTCCCGAATTTCATTACAGGGCAGTCAGTATCAGCTTCGTTTCACATGGAATGATACAGGCGGCTACTGGATGTTCGGCATCCTCAATTCTCTGGGCGAGCCGTTGCTAATTGGAGTAAAGATTGTACCTCAATTTCCGCTCAACCTGTTCCACAGCACGAAGAATATGCCACAGGGAATTTTTGCTGCACTTACCGAAAAGGAAAGCATCGGAAGACGGGATTTTGCCGATGGCAAGGCACAATTTGCGTTTATTTCGGCCTGACTTTTCATGGACTTACCATAGTGGTATTATACAAAAATTACGTTATATCATTGGTAACTTTACTGTACATTACCAAGATGGTATGTTAGAATGTATATGTAAACCGGGAAACAAAAAAGAACCAACGGCCTACCCTCAGAAAGTACCCGTTGGTTCTCACAGTGTTTCCCAGAGCAATATGAAGCTCTGCTTATTTGATTATAACATAGGCATGAGCTTCTTTCAAGAACAAAGGAGTACATATCTATGAGTACAGTGGAAATGGAAACCGCCATCATCCGAATGGGCGATATTGGCGTGGCAATCGACATGGTGGATACGGCTCTTGTTGAGGGCCAGCCGGAACAGGCTGAACGTGCAGTCATCATTCTGCGGGAGGCTTTTGATTCCAGAAACCGAGAGCTTCAGAACTGCTTCTTCGGAGGTGAGCGCAATGACTGAGTGCCAAACTTTCACCGA